CCTAGTCCTGGCAGAAATTTAAAGTGGACAAAATATTGGATTTTATTTTTAAGTGGATCATTGGGCGCGAAGTTTCGTCTAACAGACAAAACTTTTTGACTACCTTCTTCGATTGTAACGACGTAAGGTAATTTTATTCCTGTTGGTTGACCATCTTCACCAACATCTTCAAAACCTTCTAAATCTAAATTAACATGACACTCTAACAACGTATAAAGTTTTTCTCCTTTTGCTGTTTTAGCAATTCCTTCTAACTCACGTTCTTTGTCTGTTACTTTATCCGCATCTGATACATCAGAGGGTTTTGATATTTCTATATCTGAATAAAAACCATTTACTTGTTGTTTACGTAAATCATTTTCAGAAATTTTTATAACATGGATGACTGATTCCGCATCGTCTAATGAGGTAGCCGTATACGGAACAACAAGGTCATCTGCTGGGATAAACTTTGATACAGCTCGTCCCAATAAATCATCATAATAAACTTTTTTAAAAGTAGAACCTGATAAAGGTAGATGAAATAACATTTGATCAAACTCTGGTTCGTATTCTTTCATTTGATCTAAAACTTGGTAGTTCATAAAATCTTTTACTCTTTGTGCTTGCTGTTCTTTTGCAGGATTAGACACACCTAATATTTGTGTTCTTACAGGACCATCTGATGGTAATAATTCTTTGTAAGCTAATGCTTGAAACTGTGTTACAGCTTCAGCTAGCACTGGGTGAGTTGCACCACTTGCTCCTTGAAAAGGTTCGTTACGATTATCGTATTTAAATCCTAAAAGATCTAAACCATTTATGTATGCTCGTTCCCAATCTTTTCTTGATGCTTTGTAATCTTGATAATCTGATCTTAATTTTGATCCAACAGGATCTAAAGTTTCTTCTGGTAAAATATCTCCAAGGTTATCGAAATGTGATTGCGTGCTCGCTTGGTTTACAGCACTTGGTTCAAAATCAATCGTTGCACCACCATCTTCATCTGGTGTTATTTCTACTGGTCCTTTTTCGGGTTGTTGCTCTTGAATCTCGACGTCTTGTTCCTGCCCAGGAACTTTTAATTCAGTACGAGTGTTCGGGAGAGCTTTATCTATATCTGCCATTTATTCTCCGTTATAGTTTTCTACCATTTTTATATAATGAACGCAACCCTTGTGAAGCTGGTCCTGATTCTGGTGGTGGTCCTGATGATACACCAGCTAGTTTTGCAATACCACCGCCTGCAAAAGGTTCGATTGTTTTTCCTGGACCTTGAACATTACTAACAAAATCTTCAACATTAATTTTGTTCAAAGCTTCTTGATATGAAATCCCTTTTTCTTTTGCTATATTAGCAGCTTGTTCTGATAAATCCATAAGTCCTGGTAAAACGTTTTGTGCAAAATCTCTATTATAAAAAGTTGGTTCTTGTGTTTCAGGATCAATATAATAATTAGGCTTTGCTGCTTTTGCTACTTCACTAACACCATAACCTAGAGAAACTGGAATAGAGGCACGACTAACCATTGGAAAAACTCTTTCTGCAACTTTAGCAGGGGCTCCTCTTAAAAGACCTTTAATAACCTGACCTGTTTTTGTTTTACCGGGTTTGTAAAGATTAGTTTGTTTAGCGGCTAAATCTGTAAAAGGTAAAGTATAAAATAAACTAGTTGGATCAGCTGCAGCGAATAAAGCTTGAACTAATGGTAAATCTATTCCTGCTATTCCTTTACCAAGACCACTTAATATTTTTTTACCACGCTCTGCAAGAGGAAGCGTCGCTGCACTAATCGCCTCCGCCGGTACAACTTCTTTTTTAACAGATTCGGGTAAAGAAAAATCTATATTAACATCAGACATGGTGCCTGTGTCTAACGCTGCATATTGATTTTGTATATCACTATACTCGTCAAATATCGGTAACTCCGCTAATTTATTTTTTAAAGCAGGATTGTTTTTTAAAATATTATCCATTTCTTTTAAAAATAAAGGAACATTACCTTTTCTTAATCCACCCAACATTCTAAAAACTTTAGCGCTAACACCAGCGTTTTCAAAAAGATTAATTACTTTTGGATCATTTTTAAATTTGTTAAAAAAATCTACCGCTTTTTCTCTTACCTCTAATGATTTTTTTATTTGAGGAATTATTTTTTTCTTACCAAAAGTTTGTGCACCAAAATCTAAATCTTGAACTCTTGGATCTGTAAAATTAGCTTTTATAGTTCCAAAACCCATTCCAGTTTCTTTCGTAAGAAACGTCTCTAATTTTTTCATGTCCTCTACTTGAGCTAAAAGTTTTTTATCGTTTGGATTTTTTTCTAGATTTCTTCTTAATTTAATTTTAACTTCATCTATTTTTGATTTAAAAGTATTTTCTTTATCACCAAGGATAGTAGTATTAATTAAATTTTTAGGATCTTTGCCCGCACCAACCTCTGTTAAAAAAGTGTACGGAATTGGATGTTCTATTGTTTGTGCAATAGAAGGGTATTTTTTATTTAATGGTCTAATAAAATTATGATAAGCAGTTAAAGTATTTCTAGCTTTCTTATATTCTTTACTATCTAAATTACCATCATAAGCTTCCAATAAAAGAGATCCTATTTTTCTTTCATAAGCATCATAAAAATCATTAGAGGATCTTAATTTTTTTGTAAGATCTTTTAAATTAATATCTTCATCTATGTATCGTACAGGTCTATCTATGTTAGGTGCTCGCTTATCATATATGTCTGATAAAAGTTTTGAGTATATTGAGTTAGCTTCTTTTTTTGTTTTTATATCTGTATTTTTAATTATATTTTTAGCAGTAAATTTTTCTATGGGATTATTTAAAACATAATTTAAAAACTGTGTTCTTAAAGGTATATCTCCGTATCTTTTAAATCTTTCTTTTCCATAATTTTGTTCAACCCAATCTTCTCCTTTAGATTTTTTTAAATAATTTGTAACAGTGGTTGTGGTTGCGCCAACTTTTTTTGCTACCGAAGCCGCTGTAGGTAATTTATCTGGAGATACATCTATTAATTTATCTATTTTTGCATTTCTTTTATTAACAATATATTTAGGTGTTCCTGTTTTATCCACTGTGTATTTAGGATTTATTCTATTCTCGTTTGCAAGAATAGTTAAAACATTAGACAAATTATTAGATGAATATTTATATTTATTACCTTTGTAAGAATTTATTTTTTTAAGAATTGAGTCATAATTGTCTGGTTCTTTTTTTACTAATTCTATTATTTTTTTAGTTAATTTGTCATTGTTGTAAAGCTCTCTTAATTCTTTACCAGCTGCTTTGAGAATTGTTTTTTCATCAGCATACCCAGGTCTTGATCCATCAGCACTGGGTTGTACTAGCTGACCACTAGAGTACATGTTCCGTGGTCCAGGGACCGTGGAGCTTGGTTTGTCTCCATACATCTCTTGCATCTTGTCAATGTAATTTAATATGTCCATTACTCGCCTAACATTCTAGCAATACCGCCTGATGCGTTTGGTTTACGTTTCATTTTGTCTGTAACTTCTAGATCTTTAAGTGTTTTGTTTCTTTCAAGTCTTTTAAATGCTTCTATTTTACCTGCATAGTCTCTACCACTACCAAGTCTAATTAATTGACCTTGTATGTTATCAAGACCATACTTTCCTTGACCAGCAGCATCAACAGCATCACCTATTATAAACGCTTCAATTGTTTCGTCATCCATGTGAGGCAAAAATTTTTGTAAATACATTTTTAGACCTTTTTTGTCTCTGTTTCTAAACATTTCAACAACTTCTAACATGCCTTGATACATTTCAGGATCTCTGTTTGGCATTTCTTTCATAGCTTCTTTACCAAATATTTTTTCTAAAAATCTACGTCCAGAAACTTGTGCAAGTTTACCAAAAGCAAAACCAACACGACCGCCTGATGCAAGATCAGGTGGATCAAGATCTACTAAATCATTTTCTATAAACTCACCTTGTCTACTGATAATAAAATCTTGTTCAGCCTCACCGCCTTCTGATATAGCTTTAGCTTTATCTTTTCTTTTTTTGTTTTGTACAATTTCTTTCATCGTAGGTTTTTTACCTGTTGCATATTCTTTTAGTTTTGAGACATCAGACGATAAATCTTTAATACTTGTGCCACCAACTTCATCTATGTCTATAGAATAATCATCGGGGCCATCGGCTCTTCCAACTGGACCAGACTCTGCTACTTCAAATTCTGCTGACGGTCTTGGATTTCCCTCATCAGGTAATGGTTTTTTATATTGTAATTGAACTGTATCTCCATACATACTCTCTGGGCTATCGTATTCAACTCTAACAACACCATCATCTAAATCTTGTGTTACTTTTACTGTAACATCGTCGGACAAAGGTGTTCCAGGTTTAGCTATTTCTCCAGTATTTGGATCTATTCTATTTGAACCTTTTTCTAAAGTTTTTACATGAACAATTTCTCTTTCTTTAGTTGCAAATTGTTTTGTAACATCATCACCTTCAATAATAACTTTGTTAACTAATGTATCAAACCATTCTGGTTTACCTGCAACATTATCTGTTTTGATTATTGGAAGTTTAGATACTGGTTTACTTGTTTTAAACAAACTTCCTAAACCAGCTTTAGCTGCACCAATACCTGCACCAAGGCCACCTATTAATTTTAAAAACGCACGACGGCCCATGGCAAAGTTTTGTCTTGTTATACCACCTGTTGCATAACCTTTTGCTTTTACATAAGCATCAAACTCTTCACGTGTCATAGGTTCAGCAGGTCTATCTGCACTAAAAATATTTTTTTCACCTTTATCATCTAAACTATATGTACCCGTTTCTTTATTCAAAACTCCTTTAGCTGCCTTGAAAGTATCATCTGGCTTAAACTCACCAGTTAGTTTTCCCATATTACCTTGTGCATCAATCACTCCTTTTTGTGTATCTGTAATTAAATCTAATGTTAAATCTTCTTCATCAACAGGTTTATTTATTTGATCTGTTGTGTAGTCATATATATTTTTTAACTGCATTGCTTTTCTTGCATCTAACATACCTATTGTTGGATTAAGTGTATATAATGCTGTTCTACCTAAAGTTCTAGTAATGGGATTATTTATGTAAGGATTATTTTTTACTTTATCTAAAACAGATTCTTTTGGATATTGTAATTCCATTAATTTTGCTTTTCTATTAGCTTCTATTCTTCTATTAATTTCGTCTGCCTGTCTTTGACCTTCGTCCTGTCTTCTATCTACAGTTTTGTTAGCTCTACTTGCCGTGTTAGTTCCATGTTGTTTGTCATAACTTTTTGAAAAAGAAGTTGTAGAAGCATCCGATCCACCACCTTGAAATGCTTTTCTTTCACCCAATAATCCTGCAACACCACCGTATGCTTTATCTTCAGTTGGTTTTTTAGGATTTCTAGATTCAAAACCTCTAATTGCTTTTTCATTATCAGATTTAATTCTTTCCATTATTTCAAAATCTATGTCTGCTTGGGATTTTTGATAAGGTGGAGTTTTAGGAGCTGTGCCTACATTAATATCACCACTTTTAATCATGTCATCTATTTCTTGTTTAAAACTTCTTTGTTGTGGAAATGGTATAACTTTATTCATCTGCCTTAATTTTTCAGCAGCTTCCATTTTAATTTTTAATTTATCTAGTCCAACAGGTTGTTTACCGGTTGCTTTTATATAGCCTCTTGTAAGCCTTGCTATCATTTGTGCTAGTGTCATTAATAATAATTCCTTTTTCTAGGCACTGATTTTTCTTCAACATAATCTTCGGGGTGAGAGATAAAACCTCCCTGCCTGAATCGCATTACAGCCATAGTCATAGAATCGACTAGGTCGTCATGATCACCGTGCGGGAATGCTGCACATTCTTCAATAACCTCTTCTGCAAAGTTCTGTTCTGGCGCCCAGATCATTCCAGACTCGAAAAGAGGTGCACACGTGTTAACTCTTACATGCTTATCATTTCCTTTCGATGGTGTAAAGGTAGAAACTGGTATATCCATTTGCCTTAACTCATAGGTCAAAGGCAATCCAGATGCTTTAGCTTCAATAATAACTGTTTCAGGTTGCCAATATTTATACTGATCTAACGCCTGACGACGTAGTTCTGGAAACTCAAATCGTTCTTTTATGCAATCTAATAATATTAGATTAGCAGGTGAATCTTCGTTAGGATAGAATACACCCCACGTTGTAATAGCACTATAGTCTGCAGTTTCTTTTTTCATAAACGCTGTATCATAAGATTGTATGACATGATGTAAATCTGGTATCCAATCGTGTTTCCATTTACGCCACCACTCACGTTTTATAATAGCACCTTCTTCAGATGTTGGTTGTTGCATCCATTGTGCATTCCATTTACCAACAGGTAGTGTTGCTTTAACTTTTTCTAATTCATCTAGCTTCCAATACTCTGGCCATACAGGTTTTTGTTTATCAGGTCCGTGATCCATGATTGCTGGAAACTCAACCACGTGCCATTGATCTGCTTTAGGTTCTTTTTGTTTTGATACCAACATACCTGTTAAATCTTTTGTTGACCAACGAGTCATTACACAAACAATTTTACCACCAGGTTGTAGACGTTGTCTTGGACCTGATGTGTACCATTCGTAAGCAGACTCCATTGCAGTTGCTGACATTGCATCTTGCTCACTGTGTGGATCATCAATAATCAATAAATCCGCACCACGGCCCGTGATTGCACCACCAACACCAGCTGCAAAGTATTCGCCTCCTTGCGCTGTTTCCCATCTTCCTGCAGCTTGGCTATCTTCACGAAGTGTTGTGTCAAAAACTTTTCTGTAATCTTCACTGTCAATTAATGTTTTAGCTTTACGACCAAAACGAACTGCTAGTTCTCCAGTGTGAGTTGCTTGTATAATTTTTAATTTTGGATTACGGCCCACCATCCACGCTGGTAACAAGAAAGATGCAAACTCTGATTTTGTATGACGTGGAGGCATATTTACAATCAGTCGGTTTATTTTACCAGTTGCAAGATCGTTAAATTTTTTTGCAATATGTCTATGGTGAGCGCCTTCAACAAACTCGGGCCACACACATTTTACAAAACTTAAAAAATCTTCTTTCGCTTTATTTCTAATTTTTTTTTCAGCATACATAACTTGTAGCTGTTTAAATTGTTTTCTTACGTCTGCAGGTAGCTTACTTACGTCTACGTTATTTAGTTCCATAAAATTTTTTTAAAATTTTTTTGCATCACTATAGATGTTTAAAACGAATTTAGCACCATTAAGTCTCTAAATCAAGCAATACAACCTGAAGTAGTGGGACCCCTTTTTATAAAAGGGTATATAGGGTCTGTTGTTACAATGTCTATTGTAATTGGAGTTGGTACCTCTATGGCCCTGGCCCGTTAGGGCCAGGGGAAAGGTAAGGTGTTAATCTAATAACACCATGTATGCTTCGGCATTGTGTTGTCTAAACCAATCGAGATCGGCTCGTACCTTGTCCCATAGTTTAGAACCACCGTACCCAAGTTCTTTATCTTCTAACGTTGCGCTCAACTCATTGATAAATATTCTATCATGTTTGATCGCCTCTTCTTTTGTTAGCATGTAAGATTCTCCACTAAATCTATTCTTACGCTCTTCTGTTTTTTCAATCATTGCTATTTGCTCATCGCTAATAGGAATAAAGTTTTTTGTTTGTTTAGTCATATATACCTTTCTGTTATAGGATTATCCTATCACGTCTGCCTACTTTCGTCAACAGTTATATTCCAAGTTGACCAATACCTACTATTATCTTTTGTAGGGTCCATGATTGGTGTTTCAAGGCACTCGGTTCTTGGTGCAATGGCTATGATTTGTTCAATGTATTTGCTAAAGAAATCATTGTAGCAATGTTGACTACAAAAATATACAAAGGGTTTAAAGTATTGCTCATAATGTAAATTGTGTTTAATCTTACGAGTTCTTAAAACCTTTGAGCCCTTGACACCTCGCACTCTATCAACAGTATGTTTTGTATGGCACTTTGGTCCATGACACCAATTAAAGTTGCTCATGCTACTACCACCAATCCCATAATTAAACCGAAAAATCCAACGCAACAATAAAATTCAAAACTTGTCATTAGTGCCTCACTTTCCAAGATGTAGTCGCAGTTCTATATCCGTGACTATCTAAATCATAATAAACGTAATAAGGTACACCTTTTTT